TGGATAGTGTCGCACAACTCAAGGTAATCCCCCTCTGGGATCCTGTCAGAGTTCTTGTCAATAAGCTCCATTATTTTATGGAAGAGATCCATTGTTTCATGATCATTCCATCATCATCGCCACATTACTTAGGTTTCGGAAAGACTGAGAACTTCTTTTTATATTTTTTTCAATTTCTTCAAACTCTCGAAACAAACCCTGAATATCATCACCGCGATATGTAGCCTGTCTCACTTTTACAACAAAATGAGCCATTTTATCAAAAACCTGTAGATCATCAGTTCTTTCTACGAAGGATAGTAACCTTTTACACTTCGTAAGGAGAATTTCTAAATCTCGTCGTCTTTCTTGTTGGTAGTTTCTCTCCACTTCCATCTCAATGTATCGCTTCTCACCACATTCATTCACAGCCTCTATTAACCTAGAAGTAACTCCCGGATCAGGTTTCGGGGCAAAGAAGCCGAAGATAGTCTGGAATAAGTTGGACATTTCCTAGGAGTAGGTGGAGGTTCAATTGGCTGTGTACAGTGAAGTACTTCTTCCCAAATGAGACGCTGAACGTCGGCACACAAAGGTTCCGTCGCTTGCAGAAACGCGATACGGTATTCGTCCGTAACAAGTGGGAAGTGGTATTCTTTCATTATTGTTTTTCTTCGGGCTCAATGTCTTCACTTAGGTTTCTTTCAAGTCTCATTTGCTCGAGTTGAACATCTAGGATGACACGAGTTGGTGCATTCCATAGAGCCATCTTCAACCACTTATATGTTGATTCCATGTAGTACGGACCCATACCAATCGCAGTGTTAAATATGGCTGTGAGAAGCATCTTTACATATCTAGGGGTTCTTCTTTTTATATGAGTTCATCAGCTTGCAGAAGTCGTAAACAGCGTATATAAAAAAACTTCCCGTAAGGACAATCGTGTTCCTCGCGATTGCAGGAACCATATTATAATATTTGTAAACATTAGAAATGTCTTTAGATGACATACCTAAAAAGGTTCAATATATCATCGTTGACTCTAGGTTCGTGAATGGTACAAATAATACCTTCTCTCTCGACCTCACCTTGAAGTCGAATACACACGTCGAAGATATGGGTAGAGTTCTCGGTGTGAAGATGGCTGACTTTTACATCACACAGGTGGGTGAAGCTAGTCCATCTGTGAGTCCAAGTAACATAGCCAAGTATGTGGATGTTGTGTGTCCTGATATTCCAAAGGTTGCCCAGATTCTCGATGAACGTCATGGACAAGTGTTTGCTCGTGTACCACTGGAAAGACACTTCGCAAAAGATTCTACAACAGTTCTTCGTGACAAACAATGGAAAAGTTTTAATCGTCAACAAAACTATTTCAATCCCATATCTATTAAGAAGTTAGATTTCAAAGTTTTTGAACAACAAGATGATGGTGACTACGTATCTCTTCACCCAGATTCACAATGGTATATGGTACTCGAGATTACCACAGTCAATGTCAAAGAGAAGCCAAAAGATAGAGAGCTTCAAATTCTTCAAGCACTCGAGAAACTTCTCAAAAAGATCGATACTCTCAACCAAAATGTTCAAAAGTTGCCAGATAAACCTCCAGAGGAAAACCCTAAAAAGTTCTCATTTGGTTTATTAGTCGCCATTTTGGCTTCCCTTCTAGGTGGCTTCATATGGTGGGTCAATAAAAGTTCTGCGTAAAAAGTATGGGAGGTAAGAAGGGACGTCGTCTCAAGATTTCACTCTCATCATCATGTGATACTGAATATTTCGAGGAAGAAATGGAACTAGAGGAAGTGCAGCCAACTGTGATTCCAAAGAGTGACAATCAGAGAAATTACAATCGTGTGTTGTACAGTATCAACAAACCTATGATATTCGCGGTGGGACCAGCGGGGACAGGAAAGACGATGTTGGCGTGTTGTGCAGCCATACAGGGGTACAACGACCGAACATACAAACGGATTGTGTTGACTCGTCCAGTTGTCTCCGTGGAAGAGGATATCGGGTTTCTACCAGGTACAATGGAAGAAAAGATGGATCCATGGACAAGACCCATCATGGACATCTTCGCTGAATACTATACACAAAATGACATTCAATACATGATAAAGGAAAAGATAATCGAAATTTGCCCTTTAGCATATATGCGTGGTAGAACGTTCAAGGATGCGTTCATCATCGCAGATGAAATGCAAAATTCTACACCAAATCAAATGAAAATGCTTCTCACCCGCATAGGTGAAGGTACAAAGATGGTCGTGACGGGTGACCTCAAACAACACGACAGGAAGTATGAAGAAAATGGTCTCAAAGATATATGCGAACGTATCTCGGGTAAAAACCATAAACGCATCGAATATATCCAGTTTGAGTTCAAGGATATTGAGAGAAGCCCCCTTGTTAGGGACATCTTAGAAATTTATGGAGACTCATAGGCATCATCGCCGTATAGATCCTTAATAATCTCAATGATATCTTGTGCATCTTTGTGAGCAGCCTGTGTAGAACGTAGCAACCACTTCGCATGCCTCTTAATTTTTCTTTCAGCTTCCTTACATTTGTTCAGTTCTGTCTTTAATTTTACAATTTCATCATCTTTTGTTTGAGGAATCAATTTTAGTTTTTCATGCTCATCATCCTTCGTATAAGAAGCCGCTTTCACAATAATAGGGAGACGCCTCGGTCTCTGTGTAGAATGCTGACGCCAATGTCTCTCACCTGTACTATAAATACGCAATGGTCTAGCAGCCAACATGTATTTATAGTATGGACAAAAACTTTATATTAATTTAAACACCCGAAGTGGCAACAACCTTCTTCTTCGCGGGCGCCTTCTTTGTGGTGGTCACCTTGGCGGGAGCAGCCTCGGTGGTAGTGCACTTGCACTTGCATTCACCGGATGAACCGGTGGGACCGGTGGGACCGGCGGGGCCAGTGGGACCCTTAGCGCCAGTGGGACCAGGAGGACCCTGGGGTCCAACACCACCAGAACCATTGTTATCGATTATTTTGAGAAGAAGGTCATAGAGGCGACCTTTGTCGAGACGGGTGCGTTTCATCTCCTGTTCAATTTCTTTGCGAAGAGATTCCATTGTACTATACATAAAAGAAAGATTATCTTTAAACATAATGATCGTGATCGGACCTGCACTAAATACAGGTATTGGTCATCACGCCCAAAAATATACCAAATTGTTTCAACCTGACTCGAGGTATTATGTATTCGGAAGTGAACTCCCTGAGAGTGACCACGGACTCGTGTTTACCCTCCCACTTAAACATCACCTGGAGTATATCAAGTATGCGAGAACACGGGTGAAAAATCTCGCCTGTATGACCGTCTGTGAGACTGAGACTGTCCACGAAGATTATGGTCTCATCATGAAAGAGTTCAAACGTGTCGCTGTTCCAAGTGAGTTTTGTAAAAAGGTTCTCTCTCGACAATTCCCTGACAACGAGTTTTACGTACTTCATGCACACATCCCACAACCCCGTGAGAAGCCTTATACATTCTATCATATAGGAAACGTTACAGATCCACGTAAAAAGTTCCGCGATGTTCTACAAGCTTTTGTACGTATGAATGAACCTAATACTCGACTTGTCATAAAAGCGACTGCTAAAACGGATGTGCATATCCCCTTTCCCAGGGTTGAAGTCATAAATGGTTTACTCACAGATGAAGAGATGGATCAACTCCACGAACGTTGTGACTGTTACGTAAACTTCTCACACTCTGAAGGCGTGGGTATGGGTGCCGTCGAGGCTGCACTTCGAGATAAACCTGTGATCATAACAAATTACGGTGGTGCTCCCGAGTATGTGAAGACGCCATATACAATTGATTGTGGACTTCAAGAGTTGGAGGAGGACGATTTCCTCTTCAAAAAGGGTACGACTTGGGGTAAGCCAAACTTTGACCAACTCTTGGAGTTCATGAGACACGCCTATGATAATCGTGTGCGATATATGGATCACGAGCACACGAAGAAATTAGTGGGACGAAAGAATATTTTACAGGAGTTCGTCCTGAATGTAATTGGTGGCGAGAACGATAAGACCAACGAGGATGGTGCCACTCATCATTGATCCCTTTTGTGAAATGATAGTCATCACAAGATCATCAATAACTGAAATATTCGTGGGTTTTTTAGCTATACGAGGAACGATGGTGAGTATAGTGAGGTAAAGTGCCATCGCTATTATTACAGGTCTAAGACTTTCTTGATCAAACATCATCTTTCTATTAGTCGTTGATTTTAATTTTGCTCACATCAACCTTGGTTCCCAATTGTGGTTGCTTTACACTGTGCTTTTTGCAGTAGTCACCACACACAGCCTTGAAACTACAAGGTTTTCCAGTCATCGTTAGAGCACAACAAATCTTCTTCGCTTTCCTCTGTTCATTCACAACTTCAGGAAGTTTGTCAATAAGAACAATTTGTCTCGAATCTTTCTTCTTCTCGTGTTCAAGATACTTCTTCTTCATAATCCAAGTCGCGTTTGCGAGTTGAACACACTTCTCATCTGGTTCGCTGATGCGGTACATCTTAGCCGCATCAGCGAGACAGCGTTGCCACATTTCATCACGGATGACTTCCATTTTGTTTTCTTGATTTTTTATCATTTGGAACTTCACTTAGGTGTTCAGGCTTCTCCACCAATTTCAGCCAAGTAAATATCAACCTGACCCGCAAAATCTGGGCACGTTTCAGTTGTCTTTTTGGTGACAGAATCTTGGACATTTATCACATGCTCCTTGAACTTCTTGACATCTATACCAGTGGCGTTGTGAATCTGTGTCTCTGTAGCAATATCCTTGAGTGCGTACAAGTATGCCGCTGCATAATTGGCATGAAGAATCGCCACGACNGGNGACTTGTCCTGTTGCGCCGCTGTAGCATAACGTGCAGACTGACGAACAAGCTTCTCGATAGACTTATTTATACCCCTCGACTTATTTTGCATCATCAAAAACAGGACAAAGATAGCAGCTATCAAGTAGAGGTACATCTCTTACTTTACCTCAAGAAAGTTTTGACACTCCTGCATCGTCTTCACATGGTCACCTTCATCGTTGCGGACATTGACAAAGACATCGTACAAGTTGTTGACATCGTCGTAGTAGTTNGCAGCCACAGCTGGTGGGTGCTCGAGAGAGAGACTCGTACCGTGATTCTTGAGGAATTCATCGTATGTGTGATAGGCATGTTCCTCAACCTGTTCAGAGAGATTGTACGCCATCCTAGGTGACACCATATACAGAAGGCATGTNAACCAGTAGTATGCGAAGGCGGTGTGCTGTGCGAAGAATCGGTCCACAAAGCGCTCATCACCACCCAGATCNTCCATGATAAGAAGATGGTGGTACTCGTTCATAGTCTGAGCAAAGTGTGTCTCCAAAAAGTCAGCCTTCCGCCACACACCGAGTGTCTCGTATAGGTGTAGAACGGAGACAAATGAGAAGTAGGGGACACGAGCGACCGTCTCAAGGACATAGAACCGAGCATAGTCCCGATCCTTGTAAACCCTGTCGATAACATTCACAGCCGACTTGACGACAGTCCTGTTGATGCGCTTCTCAAACCTGCGAGCGGTGTTCGCATGGGGCTGAACAGAGGCGAGGGTGAGCATGCTATACATAATTACCATATTTTTAAGTAGGGTGAAACTTAAAGGGATATTTTACAATAAGATTATGACCACCGTTTACGCGTTGACAAACCCATCATTCCCCGAAATTAAGATTGGATTTTCTAGTAATATACAACAACGTTTAGGTGTTTTGAATTCTTCGGTTCCAAATCGTTTTAGTGTTTACTTTTCACGAACGTATCCAAACGTGACCATTGCTCGACAAGTGGAATCTAGAGTACATGAGAGATTTAGAGAATATAGGGCTAGTAACGGTGAATTTTTTCACATTGACCCAGAAGAAGCCGCACTCGAATTGTATCACATCGGTAACGATGTCATGTCTCAAAAGAACCTAAGTTAGAGTTTTGAGTTGTAATAAAACTAAGAAAGTATGGAATCAGTTCAAAAACTCACCCATATCGAACACGTTCTCAAGAGACCTGACTCGTATGTCGGTCCAGTTGAATTGGGTACAGAACCCTACTGGATTCTCAATGGTGACAAGTTCTCCAAGAAGAACCTCAAGTACTCCCCAGCTCTCTTGAAAATCTTTGATGAAATCCTCGTCAACGCCATCGACCGCAACTCTCTCCATCCCAAGCAGGTCAGTTCCATTTCCATTGCCATCGACAAGGATGTGGGATCGGTGACCATCGAGAACAATGGACCCCTCGGTGGAATCGGTGTTCGTATGCATGAGAAGGAAGGTCTATGGAACCCAGAACTTGTCTTTGGACACCTTCTCACAAGTACCAACTATGATGATACCCAAAAGCGTATCGTTGGTGGTCGCAATGGCTACGGTGCCAAGTTGGCGAACATCTACTCCACTGAGTTTTCAATCGTTATCAAGGACCATGAGACAAAGCAGATGTACACCCAATCTTGGTCAAAGAATATGACTGTCTGTGATCCCCCAAAAATCAAAAAACATTCAGGTGCTACGTCATCTGTAGCCATCACCTTTACTCCCGAGTGGAAGAGGTTTGGGATGTCCAAAATGGACGATACCATCTATAAGATTTTCCAGAAGAGAGTCTGGGATGCGAACATCTGTACCACTCAAAACTGTAAAGTGAAGTTCAACGGTGACGTTCTCACCAAACAAACATTTGAAACGTATGCTAAGATGCACGAAGGTGTTGAAGATGTGACTTGTGTCAATGGTGATCGGTGGTCGGTGTGCATCGGACCTGCTGAAAACGGTATGGAACAAGTTTCATTTGTAAACGGACTCTGTACCAATAAGGGTGGCACTCATGTCGATCATGCCGCGAATCTTATCGCAAATGGTATCATCGATGAAATGGCAAAGAAGATTAAGTTGAGACCTCAACAGGTTAAGAATACATTTAACATCTTTGTGAAAGCAACCCTAGAGAATCCAACCTTCTCTAGTCAGGTAAAGTCTGAATGTACTTCGAAGTCTCAAAGTTTTGGAAGTAAGTTTGAACCTCCTAAGAACTTTGTGAAGAATGCTCTCAAGACTGGTATCGCTGATGAACTCCTGGCACTCTCGAAGTTCAAGGAGATGAAGGAACTTGCAAAGACNGATGGTACGCGTAAATCCAAGATCACTGGTATCCCCAAACTGGATGACGCGAACAAGGCTGGTACGGCACAATCTGGGAAGTGTACCCTCATCGTCACAGAGGGTGACTCAGCGAAGACCCTCGCTGTTGCTGGTCTCTCAGTAGTTGGTCGTGATCACTATGGTGTCTTTCCACTCCGAGGTAAGTGCAAGAATGTCCGAGATGTNTCTGTTGCGCAACTCACTTCGAACCAAGAGTTCAATGATCTCAAGAAGATCTTGGGTCTCCAACAAGGAAAGGAGTACACAAGTGTTTCTGAACTCAGGTACGGGCGCTTGATGATTATGACAGACGCAGATAATGATGGATCCCATATCAAGGGTCTCATCCTCAATATGATCCATTACTTCTGGCCCAGTCTCCTCAAGTTGAACTTTGTGGTGAGTATGGTGACCCCGATCATCAAAGCTACGAAGGCTTCACAAACAAAGTCCTTCTACACAGACTCCGCTTTCCGTACCTGGTATGGTGACGGAAAACAGGGTTGGAAGATTAAGTACTACAAGGGTCTCGGTACTTCTACGAGTTCTGAGGCGCGGGAGTATTTCAAGAAGATTCAAGACCTCACTGTAAAGTTCGATGTGGATACGATGACTGATGACTCTATCGTCCTCGCCTTTGATAAAAAGAAGGCTGATGCTAGGAAGTCTTGGCTTCTAGAGAACACGGCGAAGGATGCCGATCAGCTTGAAGTTCCATATGGAAATGTGAAGCAATTGGACATCTCCGACTTTGTACACAAAGACTTGGTGAACTTCAGTCTTGCGGATCTCAAGCGGTCTATTGCGCATATGGCTGATGGTCTCAAACCCTCACAGCGCAAAGTGATGTACGCATGCTTCAAGAAGAACCTCAAGGATGAGATGAAAGTTGCACAGCTGGCNGCATTTGTGGCTGAAAAGAGTGCTTACCATCACGGTGAAGTTTCCCTAGCGGATACGATCGTAAAGTTGGCGAATGACTACACAGGTTCGAACAACATCAACCTTTTGGAACCTTGTGGTCAGTTTGGAACGAGGCTTATGGGTGGAAAGGATGCGTCTCAGACGAGGTACATCTTCACAAAGCTGACCAAGGATGCACGAAAGATCTTTGATCCCAAGGATGATGCCATCCTCAACTACCTCGATGATGATGGTCGCCCAATCGAACCTGACTTCTACATGCCCACTCTCCCGATGGTCCTCGTGAATGGAACTGAAGGTATTGGTACGGGGTTCAGTTGCTATGTACCCCCATTCAAACCAGATGATATCAAGGACAATATTAAGCGGATTTTGAGTGGTGATGAAATTGTTCCCATGCGACCTTGGTTTAGGGGTTTCAAGGGGGTTGTTCACAAGGAGGAGGATACTTGGATGATGGAAGGTGTGTGGAATTGGTCTGGAAGGAATATCGTCGTGACCGAGTTACCACCGGGTCGCTGGACGCAGGATTACAAAGAGTATCTAGATGGTCTCGTGGAGAAGAAATTGATTGGAGGATTCGTCAATAACTCAACCACCGAAGATGTCCACTTTGAAATCATGGACTATGCAGGTAAAGATCTCCTCAAAGATCTCAAGTTGAGGAAGACTTTCCGTGTCTCCAACATGCATCTCTTTCATCCTACTAGGGGTATTCACAAGTATGAGAGTCCCGAGGAAATCTTGAAGGATTTTGTGGAGTTGCGCCTCGAACACTATAAGAAGCGGAAGGCACATCTCATTGATGTACTCGAGAAGCGGGCGGAAATGTGTGACCACAAATCAAAGTTTGTCTCGATGGTGATTGAGGGAAAGTTGGTCGTGTTCAAAAGGAAGAAGGTGGAGTTGGAGGCGGAGATGTCTTCGATTTTCCCCAAGATTGATGGAAACTTGGACTACCTCCTCAACACGAAGACTGTTGAGTATACAGAAGAACGCGTCAAGGCTCTTCTAGATGAAGCGAAACAGGCGAAGGATGATCTAGAGAAGATGTTGAAAACGAGCCATATTACGATGTGGAAAACGGATATTAAAAATATGTAAGCAGTAAGTAGATATGGGTGAGGCTGCTAAAATTTCCCTCAAGGCTATTGGAAAGCAGGATACACATCTTCTTTCCAAAGACCCAGAAGAATCATTCTTTAATTATAAAGACGATAAAGTACATTCTACTTTTCGAAAATACCATAGATCACGAAATGTTGTCAACCCCACCGGTGTACCAAATTGGCCATTCGGGCAGACAATCAAGGTTGAATTCAACCCACAAAATATGGGTGATCTTTTGAGTAATATGTGGTTGAGTGTAAAAATGCCCGGACTTCGAAATCCAACCGTAGGTAACTACGCAGACCAACTGGGTAGACACATTCTCAAAAGTATCACGATGTATGTCGATGACTTGGAAGTTGAAAAGGTTCATGACGATTGGGGAATTATTTACGATGAGTTATACCTTGAAATCTCTGAAAAAGTTGCGAATAGATTTCTTGTGAATAGAAACATAGGCTATGATGATTCAACTCTTTATCCAGCACTTGCTCAATATGATTCAGATCTTATGATTCCTCTTCACTTTTTCTTTTCCAGGAAATTTGCAAGTGATGAATATTCTTCAAATAAACCAAATCGTCCATATTTTCCAGTGTGTGCGATACATAGACAGAAAATTGTCTTCGAATTAGATTTTCATAAACAATCATTTTTTACAGATAGAACACAGCTNCTAGAACTGACTGAATTCAAACTTGTCACTGAAGAAATTACTGTCAATCCAGATGAACGAAAATACCTCGCGAATGAGAGACAAACACTCATTACAGATCTTGTTAGAAAGCACCCCACCACGGTGAGTGAAATTGGTAAAGACANCATTCGAACAAACCTCGTTCCAAATATACCAGTCAAATGNATACATTGGTTTTTGCGAAACACTTTGTATGAAAATGAAAATGTGGCGATAGGGGATCCAAGTGACCCCGAGAACTATTATTCCCAAAACCGTTTTAACTTTTCTTCGAATGTAAACTTTGATGAAGTCCAGACATTCTTTGAGCCGATCATGGAAAATGCGAGTTTTTACATCAACGGGAATAGACTACCTAATGTTTCAAATACAAATCACAGTTACTACAAATATCTCATCCCTTTCAGAAATAGACTTGCGAGACCATTTAGAAATATCTATACATACAGCTTCTCGATGAATCCTATTAATGTGGAACCATCGGGAAACTTGGATTTTAGTCAGATACAGTCAGAAAAAACTTCGATAGAAGTGAAATTGGATACAAGGGAGGGGTCGCTAGTCGACGTGAATACTAAAACGTACTCTCTGCAGATGTACTATACAGGTTATCAGACATTCGTATTTGATCGCGGATTTATGTCAGTTGCTTACTAAACAATGAACCCTTGTTCGTAGAAATATAATCAATGATATTATTCTTAATACACCATTTGATGAAATTCAACTGTGCTAAAGTTGTTTGGATTTCGTGAGATGTACCAGGAATTTCATAGGCAAATTTTTCTGAACGACAAAATGGATCGAACAGTTTTTTACTATACCCATCGAGACTCGATTTATANGCACAATGAACNGTGAAATACTTTCCATCTTTAGTTGTGTATGANGTATTGTTTTTCTTTGCATAGTTTGTGATGAACCATTCCAAGTTTCGTAGAGAGATTCCACTTGATTTATCTAGAATGTTCATTAATTTAGTTCGGTTTTCTTCTTGATTATAAAATGAATTGATTGATGTTAGTAGAATACCACTTTTACTCATTGCTAAATACTGANCCCAAATCTATAAGCCCCTTCGAATTTTCACANCCAGGACATCCTCTGACANACATTTTTTCAGGACCGTGTGTATGTAGATTCGAACTCGAAAGTGACCGCACTTTAATTTTATCACCTTGAGTTTTGTGATGTCTACAATATCCATTATCTGTTCCTTTGAAAAGACATCGCTGTCCATTAGACTTTATACCTTTACATAATGATACGGTCGCGATAGACGGTAAATCTCTCAAAAGTAAATTGAGAGGGACTGCATGTTTTTTAGATATAGTTTCCGCATACTCTCCCAATAAAATACCGACACGCTCGCCAACTTCTTGTTCAATCAATTCCGTGATTTTATCATGCAACATCACTCCTTACTAAATGATTGCTCGTATTTTTTAAATAGGTCTTGAANNGATTCAGTTTTTGGAACCCTCGTTTCTTTAATCCGTTCACGTAACTCGGCAACTTTCCCTGAATGATCGATACCAAGCTTCTTACACTCTTCTATGAGATCATCCTTTTTCATACCACTGAGTGCTGGACCCGTCTCCTTCTTTTTAGGTTTGTGTTGAGATATGATCTCCCCAAATATATCCTGTTTCGGATCATCAAAAAGAGGTTCAAGAAGATCACACACCGGGTTTAGGAACTTGTTTACGAAATAGTAATGGTAATCAACGGGGATATTGTTTTCTTCTACATACTTGGGATCTTCAGCCTTCTCAAATCCCTTAGCTTTGGGGTCANCCGTTTTCGTCAGTAGAAATGGAACACGATCACCAGATTGTGGTTCGGAACCNGGTTTTCTATCACGCATTTTGTGAACAACTTGTACGTGGGCTTGATTAATCTCACCAATTCGATGACCCGTGACGGACACTGGCTCACCGTTCACCTTGTAACTGTCTGAAAGTGACTTACTGAGTATCAGTTTGTCATTCGGTACATCACCCGAAAGAAGTTCTATCGCTCGTTCTTTGGCGAGTTCCATCGGTGGACCTGTATCAGGGGCATCGAGAACTACATCGAGGAGTTCTTTACACACTTCCCTTACGTGTGGAGTATTGTCTCGACGAACAACTTGAAGTCCCTTGATGTCGATGTAATCCATATGCATCTGGTCATCCTTCCCCTTTGTCCAAAGCTTGGCGGCGTACCGCTTCTTTGAATAGAGAAAATAAGGCCAGTAAACCTTCTCGAGTTCCAAGTTATTTGGTTTCTTGAAAAGGGCGCTACACTCTTCAGCTGCGCGCTCACCTACTTCCCAGCTATACTGTACAGCTTCCTCACCCTTTCGATCACCTACATCAAACTCAACCATCACTGAATCAGTGTTATGTACGACAAGTTCTCCGGGTCCAACATGGAAATGATGAGATTCTGTCGTCAAATCATATACGTACCCATCAGTCTCCCCAACAAGTTCGATTTTTTTTATAGCGACCGGGTTTTTTCTCTGTGTAGAAGTCGTCCATGTTTGTCTAAAAATGTTAGGTTTATCTGTACGTGTATTGATCGATACATTGTACCCTAAACGTCTTCCCAGAATGTACATACCCATAGAACCTTCCTTACCCTTGATATCCACCCTATTGTACCCATGAGCATCCTTGTCTCCATCTGCCATGTAATACCCTTCCCAGAAAGAGTGTACCACTTCGATGGGTGCGTTCAATATACACGGTGGCACAACCTTTTCTTTGTGTGTATTGTAAAATAACGAACGGTATCTCACAGAAATATCCTTCACATCACCTTTCGCATTGAGTTTATACACACCACTACTTTTAATCGTATCATAAACAGAAGTTTCAAATGGACAGAGATTTTGCATTTCTATGAGAAAGTCTAAATTAGAGTTGTTAAGAGTCCACGTGTGCTTCTCACCATAGTGGCCACATGAACCATCACCGAAGAAGAACCCCATAACCTTCGCTTCATCAACAGTGACGGTCGTGTCATCCCATTTGAGTCCGCGTACACAGTCTCCGTGAAGAAGTTTGGTACCGAGAGACACTTCACTTGGTTTTATCATCTCCTTATTCTCGAGAAGTAGACTATGGTCTTCAGTCACGTCAACAATACCAGTGTGGGTGAGGACACGGTGTATGTTCTTCGTCGTCTTGTGTCGTACAATCTGACGAATAGGGGTGAAACCCTCTTCGGTCCACACCTCGGCGTCAATTTTAGCGACTTCTTTGCCATCATCGCGCTCTTCATAGGATTCGACGAGTGAGTCAATTCTACATGTTCTGATCTCACCATCCCGACGAATAAATAAGGGTGTATCGGGTGTGACTGAATCCCCATACCTTACCTTTGCACCAGGAAAGTTCTTCTCGACATAGGTCTTCGTCTCCTCGATCATACCACGACCTCGNCACGTCGTCGTCGATGCGATTGGAACACAAGGTAAGATCCCTTTACCAGCCCCTGTAAAACCGTATACAGAGTTCATCGAGATT